TCTATAATGACTTTATGGATTGCGCCAGCTCTAAAAATGCGCAGTCTAATCGGCGCAGAAAAACGCTCCGTTCTTTCGCTTGCTGAGATGTCTAAAATATCCTCAGCAACAGTTAGTATTTCATAGCCGCGTGTAAATTCTTCTTGCCCATTGTCAGGGTTTAAATAATTACGCTCACCTAGATATCCGTTGTCAATGTATTGCTCACATGTATCTTTTACATTGTTCAATATTAACTGCTGTCCTGCCAATGTTTGACCAAGTTTTGTCGGCTGATTAGCTACAGCATTAAATGCATTAACTTTCAGCGTGTTGATAAACGCATCAGAGTTAAATACGTCATCAATATACTCAAAATTTGCAGAGTGAGTCAACGAATTAACGTAGCGGTTTTTAACAGCCTGACCTTGCAAATCAATGTCAGAAACGAACCCTGTTTTAACCTGAACATCTAACAAAGCATTTTGCGCAGTAGTTGTAAGTGCAACCGCTGGCGAGTTTGTGATGGTCTTGTATTCGCCGGTGATTGTTGAGTTAGCTAAAGCATAGTTAACTGTCGCAAACCAAGCGAGTATCGGGAAAGCACAATAACGGTCAGCGGGATTGTATGTTGAATGTCCGCGACGATATCCTAACTGCGTCAACTGATAAGAGATACTAGTAGTGTCGCCGGGTACAATTGTCTCTGTATCGAATGCACAGTTAGCAAAGTAAGATTCGTTACTGTTGCACCAAGAAAAGGCGGCAATAGTATCTGTAACATCATCATACAAATCAATAGTGTTTAATGTAATGTACCACCAGAAGCTATCTCGCGCGCGTGCGTATGTATCCACGTAAGAAGCATCAGTATCAGGCTTCACATAGATTCGCAATTGACGGACGTTAGGAGTTGCCCCTAACCACTTATCTGCAGCTTTGTATGCTTCATCAGATGACGTAAAACCATCCGACAAAATAGCTGCTGTGTTTGTATAGTCGCGATACTCATCAACAGCAAGACCAGCGGCAACGCCCTCAGTCTCAGTGATGAATAGAGTAGCAAAACCAAAGTTTGCAAACCCAAGAGCACCCGGCACAAACCGAGTTGTTACTTGAATTATATTGTCTACGCTGTATGACATTTAAAATCCCCTTACGGATTTGGTGAAATTATTGTAATATCGTTTATTATAACATTATTGTCGAAATCTTCTACTTTCACTGGTAGTTGATAAATAGCATTAGTAGTAACAAGCGTTGTCTGCTCGTATGTGATGCGTATTGTTATTTGTGCGCGACTTTCCCATGAATTAGATTGCAGTGCTGTTAGGTCATTTATAGCGCTTGTACCATTCCACCCAGCGTTATTTACAAACAATAAGTCTTGTATATCTGGTCGTTTATTTGCTTGAAATAATTGCTCCGCGTAGTCGTTAGCATCGCCGCGGTAAAAGTTCACGCTTACGTCAGCGATTACTTGCGCTCGTATATCATGCTGCACATCTTTAACATTACCGATTGGACTAGTTACCGGCGCTGTGTTTGTTTTGCGTATAATAGCTTGGCCACGTTGACGCTTTGGCCCTTTAGCAAACACAGTGCAATACTCGCCTGATGGTGCAATCGCGTTAGGGTTAGCTTGTATGACCGTTGTAACGCCTGTACACGTTAAAACAATTTGTCGGACTAAAGTGTAAAGTGCTAGATTATCCATCGATTAACACCACCATTATTTTTGCATAACTGCGCCATTTTCTAATATCGGAGCTAATAACTTTGTATCTTTGAGTGCCTACATTATTTGCGTTAAATTCCCAGAATGCTAGTGGGCTTAGTGCGTGAAAATCGCCATCGTTAACGTATATTTTACGATAGTCATTAATGCGCTCGCCACCCAATGATAAAGCCTGCAACTCTCTTGGGTTTAGATGTTGAATATTTACAGTATAAGGTAGCGTTGCTTCTGTGCCCTCAACCCAAACTCCGTTAGCATCGTAAGCACTGCCAGTTATTGCTATCTGATTTGCTGGTATTGATTGAAAATCCGCATCAATAAAGCCGCCCATATCTAAAGACATTATAATCCCTCCTCTACGTTTTCATCAGTAACCACAAAGGTTATTGAGTTTAGCAGGCCGCCAGTGTCTATAAGTGGATTTGATGAGCCTTTTGCCCTTATAGTGCTTGCAGCGTTTGACGGTGTCCGTAAGTTTACCATTTTATTCTGCACCGCGCCTTTTGCGGCAAGCCCAATTAAACCAAGAACTTTTTCGGCTCCATCTTCTGCAAGTCTTGACTCTGCGATCGCCCTAAGCATTGGCTGTGCCTCTTCCACGCCCGTGCGCAAGAATGGTCGAGCGTCTATGGTTGGAGTCCCGAACTCATGAATAGCGCCTAGTTGCGCCATCTTTATATCACTGTCTTCATGCTGCCCTGCATCGCCTCTAATACCTACTAATACTTTTTTATTAGTAGTGTATTTAGCTGCTGCTTTTTGCAATGCTCGCCTAACCTGTGCGGAGTTTCTAACACTTGTGTTAAGCATTATAAGCCTCTGCCATCATTCCACCGCCACCATATAGCATAATAGTTGACCAAAATTGAACACCGTAAGCCGTAGCCGCGTAGTCACCATAGCCGCCATCTTGAGCGCCTGCCACGAATCCGCTTTGTGATTCATCACCTACTGATTTACTAGTTGCTACCACAATAGCACCGTCAGAGCCTCCGCTAGTGCGCTTCCAGACGGTCAAGCGATGAGCAACAAACAAGCCTTGTAACTCGTTAGCCATGCAGTCATAGTCGCCTACAAACTGACATAGGAACAGCTCAAGATATCTATTCACAACCGCATCATCAATCGTGCTGAACTGCGGATAAAATATTCTAAATTCTGCGAGTGTCATAGTATTTCCAAATTTCCCATTTAATAGTTGTATTATAAACTATACAGGTATAAGGTAAAGCTACACTAAAGTAATAAGGATAAGGATAAGGTTTGATTACATTCACAGCTAAAGAGTTCCACGAAACACCGACCCAAGTGTACAGAGCAGCAGTTAAAGAAGCTGTAAAGATTACACACGCGCATCACGGGGACTTTTATATTATGACCCATGAGCATATTGAGAGAGAATTAGATTGCCAAGTTCACATTGGCCCTAATGATATAAGCTGGAAATAAAAAATGGGAAACTTAATAAATAAAATAAAGCTTAATATGCTTTCGAAAAGGATTAATAATAAGTTTAAGGAGGGCGGTGTTCAAGTCACAGATAAAGAAATGAATTTTTTATTAAGCACAGCTGATAATGATTTAGAAAAAACAACTTTAAGAAATATTTTTGGGAGATAAAAAATGAATAAATCAACTATTGATTATTTATCAGAAGTTACTTGGGTAAAATTAGATGCATCAGGTCAGCTTTTCGAATGGATTCCTAGCAAAAATGAATTAATAGAAATGCAAAACGATTACGATAAAGAGATTATCAACCAAAAAAAACAAGGAGAATAAAGTGAATAAATTAAGATCAAGTTATTTTTTAGACGTAGGCGGAATTTACGCACAGGGAGATGTTATACAAGATGAGTTTGGTAGTTTTTCTAGAGTCTCAGATACAAACATAAATTGCATGTCAATAAAATACGCAAATAAAAACACGGACGCTGATGCAGATCTTTTTGTGGAATTACTTGAACCGCGTTATAGCACTGTAAGACAACCTGTTGATGATAACTTTCCTGTATTGGTAAGAGGAAGTGACGGGAAAATGATAAAGGATATGGCAGGAAATATATCTTGGCCTCGGACTTTGGGCGTGTGGATGCCAGATATTGGAGCATTAATTGCGCTACAAGAAAGGCACGATAATATTATTAGCGAAGAAAAAAACAAGGATGATAAAAGTGATGATAAAGTTTTAATTGCAAGATTAACAAAGTGCCTTGAGGAGGTAAACTCTGACAATAGAGAAATGAGGCGTGAAATAAAAAGTTTAAAATCTCAACTTGAAACAGAAAAAATTCTTCTCGATATTATGAGAAATAGATAATAAAAAGGGAGCAATTAAGCTCCCCTTTTTTATGCGTCTAATTTAACCTAACGACAAATCGCCATTTTTTACCCATGCCATAGCAGCAGGGTTTTGTTTGACTAATTGTAATTGCTCATCAGTTAAAACAACAGATTGACCGGGCATTACTTTAATACCTGCAACGCCGCGCAACCCTTTGGTATTGTTCGTTAACTCTACTTGCACAGTGGGCTTTCCGTGGTCTTTCATATTACAGTCCCTCGATTACGGTGATAGAAAGAGGGAAGTAAGCAACAACACCGGCTGTACGCATACGAGCATTGATGATAGTAACCATATTACGGAACTGAGGCGCTAACACGTTGTAAGGCAGTGGAGTTTCCATTGCTACCTTTTGTGGATCATTGCGGTAAGCCAAAAGTACATTGCTTGGACCGGCACCGGCGCCCTTCATGTAAACTGAACTTTCCACTGTAATTTCTGGATAGTTTCGCTTGAATCGAGCAAGAGCAGAATCACCAGAAGCATCATCAAAAAATATACTGTTTGCATATTCAAGATCGGCAAGTGAAAGAATGTAAGTATCAGGGCTTTCGATCTCGTTGGTGTCTTCTGTTTGCTGAATCTTAGGGCGTACCAAGTCGGCATAAACTTCGACGGCCGTTCCATTCGCTGCACCTGCGGCGGTTTTCCAGTTTGTGCCACCAGCCGCTTTAGTAGATGCGGTTTCCTTGGTAATGTTTGGAGTTGTAAGCATACCAAACAATCCAGCGGCAGTATCACCAGCCCATGCAATGCGCTCAAATTTACGCTCTGCTGCATCACGGTTAGAAATCATTTTACGAGCAGTAAGCGGAACACCAGCCATATTTGCACGCTCAACATCGTTCACAGAGTAATGCACAGCACCACCAAACGAAGCGATTTCAGTGACTAACTTCTCGCCTTTGATATCGGTAACTGGCAAGTCATCAGCATAGTTTGAGATCAACTTAAACATACCGACTTGATCAGCCACAATATACGCAAACTCTTCTGCACCTGGAGGGCTTTCTGCTTGCTGAGGAATTAACTGTTTAGCTTTAAGCGTAGGATACGGGCGATCTAAAATCTGCGCTCGTAAGTGCTGCAACTGCAATGCAAAAATCATTGACTCGCCAGCGTCCATTTTAACGCCTGATTGCTCGTTTGATTGCTCAATTACAGCAGGGAGATAAGACCAGTCTTCCAACTCTACGCTATCTAAGTGTGTAAAATTAATTTTCTTGTTGAAATTCTTCATTTATATTACCCCTGCATCGCTGGCATTAGTTTAACTTTGACTAAATTACCGTTTGTGGCTGCTGTTTCTGCGCGGCCGATCGGCTTAGTAGTTGTTGTGACACCTTGAGTAGACTTAACATCACCTGGGGTACCTGAAATCATTGCGTAAACAAGCGCGTCAATTGCTATTGTTTCGCGTGCTTGAAGATAAATGCTATCTTCAGTTGTTACAGGAGTTGCAATACCAGCCTTGTACACTGCTGCCCCTGCTTCATCCTGAACCAAAGTAGTGGTCCAAATTGTAGCTCCAACGATATAATCATTTACGCCACTAGGTAAAACAATCTTACCGGCTCCGTTCAGGGTCACACAAACACCGTGCGCAGTGTTAATTGCCGCGACCTTTGTAATTGTATTAAATCCACGGCGACTGTCAGCAACTAAGCCCTTGATCGCAACGTCGGAATCTGTTGAATAAGTTGTATTTAAAGCCATTGTTATTTACCCCCGGTGTAAAATTTGTTGTCTGAACGTTGCTGAACAGTTAAGCCTGAATCTTTATTTTCTTTTTTACCGTCGTTACCGTTGTCACCACGTTGCTTTCTAACGTTTGTATCAGCAGAGAATTCAATTGCTGCATCAAGTCGAGCGGCCACATAGTCATCGGTTTTTTCGTCTAGCTTGGTTTCGTGCATTGCTTCGACAGAAAGTTCACGCGATGTTTTAATCGTACCGTCGTCTTTGCGTAATTTAATTTTAGCGTTAATTGTTTGCGCTTTTTCAAGAGTGTCAAAGATAGCTGATATATCGGCCGAATCCATTTTGCCCTTGCTATCTTCTTCTGACTTCTTCATCTTTTCAAATAAAGCATCATAAGTAGCTTGAAGTTTGTCAGTGTTTTCACCGTCCTTCTTCATTTTGTCCAGCTTCTCTTTCATATCCATTAAGGATTTATCAGCAGCATCGGCACGAACAGCTAAAGAGTCAATATGCCCTTGAAGCAGCTCAACCTCTGAATCTGATACGTCTAGTTTTACTGTCTTTCCGTTAGGAAATTTAATCATAGCCATATTATTATCTCTTATATCAAATGAGTCGCGTCGTTCGTCTGAACGAATTCCGCTACTAGGTGATCTTCCGATCATTACAATCGCAAGGTGGTTGTTTAATCTTTCAACTTGGTTTTTTGCTTCGTCTAGCTTTACATTATAACCCGCTGACAATCCGCGCATACCATTACGCACAGAATCCAAAGCGGTCTTGGTAGTAACTTTAAACTTGGCCCATAGTTGATTATCTTTGCGCCATGCCTTTATTACTGAGCCTACTTGATGGCGTTGTGCGGTCGATGGGCTTAATAAACTATTAGGGTGCGTCAACGTAAGCGGCAAACCTTCCCAGTCATCCATGTTAGAAAATAGCGCAGATTCAGATACTGTTTCTGTGCCATCTTTATAGACTAGTTTTTCGCCTGCGGACGCAATAATACCCTCTGCGGTTATAAAACCGTTCGAGTCTTCAAGTATTTTAAATTGTTGTGCTGCGTCGTAACGTAACATAAGCGTCTCTTTTGTTAACATATACTGATTATAACACTTTGCTAGCAGTGTGCAAAGTGCCTATTGATAAGTATTAATTGATAGATATAAACAATCAAAGTATTGGCAACTAAAGGTTGCACATATAATAGGGAGTTGCTATTATTAACACATCGAAACGGCACAGCAAAAAGGAAAGCATCATGAACAAATTAGAAATGGTAAATAAATTTAAAGCAGCAGTTAAAAACGATGACAAAAAAGTATTAATGGAAATGATGAGTCCTGTTATTGATCAGCTTGTCGAAATGCTACAGGCTGGCGTTCTACTTAAAAATGTAAAGCGCCACTTAGAAAATAAAGGCATAACAGGCAAAGCTTGCGAAATGATTACTGAAATGGCAATCATTCGCAGAGAGAAGTTTTCTCACTACAAGGCTAGATAATTTGAGCATAGAAAAACAAGCGGCTGACCACGGGTTAAGCCGCCAAGCATATCAGAAGCGCGTTAAGAACTGGCAAGAGATGGATATTAACGGCGAAAAGTGGCTAGTAAATAAAAAGCACATGATGAAGTTAAAAGGAAAATTAAATGATTGATAAATCTAAAATAATAGCAGAATTAAAAGATTGCAATATACAAGCAGTTTTTAAGAAGTTTGGTGATAAATATTGTTTATGTGCAACAGGAAATTTGAATGGAAAGCCTGCCAAGCTTGAAGAAGTTTTCGAGGACGGCCAAAGGTTAAAGTTTAACCATCCAGATTTTATTATATATAAAGTAAAGCGTGCATTTGAAAAAACATAAAAAGGTAAATTAATATGTCAGAAAATAAAGAAAAAACTTTAAAAGAAAAAAAGGGCAACGTTAGATGCTTGGCCATTACGTCAATTCTACTTTTTGTATGTGCGGTTTTAGTTGGTGCGCTTTGGTCAATGATACTTTTTGGATGTTCAATGATGTTTTTAGCGCTTGCTTTTGTGTGCAATGAGATTTCAGAAATAGGAGAGTGATGTGAGTGATTTTTTATTTAATAATAGTTTTATGCTAGGTGTTATTTTTGCAGCGTTATTTATTTTGGTTGGGCTTAAATTTAAATGGTTTGACAAGTTAATTGATAAAATTTTAAGCGCATAATAGGAGAATAATGTGAGTATGTTTAAAAAGAAATACAGGATTGTTGAAATAAAGCAACATCATTATCAAGTACAAGAAAAAGCTTGGTGGTTTTTTTGGACAGAGTGCAGCGGAGAATGTTTTTTAATTGGCAATCAACACGCAATAATTAAGTCAGCTAAAGAGTTTTTAGAAAAGAAGAAAGCAGGAACTCTTAAATCCGAACGAGTTATTCATTCAGAATAATAAAAAGCCGCTTTAATTAGCGGCTACATTTAATACTCAATTATCGATTCGGCAAAGCAGCGACACCGAATTGGACCACCTGGAAACTCTCCACCAATACCCTCTGACCATTTAAAAGTTTGATTGTTTCTTTTAAAATGGCTTGGTATTGCATTAGGATAAAGCCCGCTTGGGTTACCTCTTACTCTTTCATCGCCAGCAGTACGCCATTTGGCCGTAGCTACTCCTAACTCTTCATTCCGTTTTTTGGCTATCTGACCATTTAAAGAGCCTATCTGGTCGGTCGAAATTGTCTTGGCCCTGCGCCATGTAATGCCTGTCTCTCGTTGTATGCTTTTGGCTATGCTTGTGTATGTCTTGCCTTGTCTATACCCTGCGCTTACTGACTTACTTATTCGATTAATGTATTGCTCTTGCAGGTCTTTAATCAGCAAAGTATTCTCAGCAACCCAATCCTCTGTAAGGCTTATATTTCCAACAGGTAAGGCTATTGCAATACCTGCCGATTTCTTTATAGAGTTAGATATATTTTTTTCGTTGGCTTTGTAAGTTTTATTTGCAAACTCAGTGGCCATCTTTTCGCCAGGAAACATAGTATTAGATATGCCCCCGATAGTTGCCAATATATCCACCAGCGAGTCGTTTCGCTCACCGTTACGTGCTTTTATTTGCTGCTTAATTTCTGGCAATAGCGTCTTTTTAACCTGCGATGCTATGTTAGATACTAGCTTACGCATATCAGCGGTGTATTGACGATTGACGCCATGCGGATACGTGTGACCAAGTTTAAGAGTTTTCTTTTTACCGCTCGTATTAAGCGGCTTTAAGATTTCAGATAATTCATTCATCACTGCTCAGTATATTGGGCGCGTCACTATCATTATCAATAGACCAAACACCTAGCGAGTTAAGCTGTTTGATGGCTTCCTCTGGTGTCAATAACACGTCTATCAATGGAGCAATTGAGGCTGATGATTGCTGCATAATAAGCGATTTATCCTTATCTGACATTTCCCATAGAGATTCAAATTTCCATTCCGCACCTTCGTAGCCGTCAGCCATTAACATTTTTTCTATGCATGGGCCTACTTGGTCCTGTCGTATATCTTCGACCATATCGTAATAAGTTGTTTGCTGCTCTGCGTCTGATGAGTTAAGGCCAGATGATGACTCGCCAAATAAAATTAACTCAGTCATTTCTGAGGCTGCTGTTATCTCACCCTTGAATTGGTCCATCATTTCAGACACACCGGCAACAGTGCGGTTAACAAATTCAAAGCTTTCCTCTTTGTCTATTGCTGCAACACGCTGATTAGATTTTGTGTTGTTAAACTTATTAACGCGACGCTGAATAGCAGCAGCAGGGCCGCCTTGTACATTTGCCGCTGTTAAGTTAGGTATGCTTAAAATTCCTATGTTTAGCTCTGACAATATAAAACGAGCATCTTCATAAGTGGCTTGCATATGTTTAATTGCTGAATACACAGACGTAACAATTGAGCCGCCCCAGTACAGTGATTCTATCTGCTCACGGCGCGTTAACTCTGCCCCTGTAAACTTACACACGCGCGTGTAATGGAACCGCTTGCCTTCATATGTCTGATATATCAGAGGTTTGCTGTAGTTATTTGAGTTGTAATCTGTATCATATTCGACAGGGTTTAAATCCCATTTATCATAAGCCTCAATATCAACTAAATTACCTTTAGAGCCCTGAGTCAATGGTAACTCTGAATCAGGGTCTTTAGTGATTAATACAATACCAGCGCCACCAAATAATCTAGACCATGCTATAGCTGATTTAATGTTTTGACGTAAATGTAGCCTTGTGAATTTGCCGTTAATTTCTTTGTGTAATTCCGGCTCTTTAAATTGTATAAACTTGCGCGTTGCATCTTTTGCCGGGCGCATACATATTTTTCTCGTAAGCCAATCGGTTTTATACATGCTCTGCAATACTTGATAATTAAGGTCTGCATTAAGCGCTGAATAAGTTGTGTTAGCGGTCGAGTCAATGCCCGGAACGCCCATTCCACTAGCGCCATTTGTCCACGCATCATTGCGGTAACCCGGTACTAATATTCCCGCCTCATTTTCGATGTATTCGTCAGTCATAAAAGCCCTGTTGTTATTTATTTTAATTTTGCCATTGTATCAAAAAGTGGTCACTTAGAAATCCAGGCAACCACTTGCCTTTAACTAACTATAAGCGTTGCATCACCACCAATAATATTTCCAGGGTTGGTTTTGTTCTCTACAAATATTTCATAGTAGGCGTTCGTATCTGTGTCATCTAGCAGCATAAGCGCAATACTATCGCCTTGTGTTGCTGATGCCGTTGCAGTCTTCCCCGCGCCTGGGTGGCCTATTGGGTTGGCAATGCTTACGTTATTATCTAGGCGATATAGAAATTCTTCTAGCACATGAGTCTGCACGCCGCCAACCGACGTTAAAGCGGGTAAGTCACCTTCGGACTTTATTGTTTTAGTAGTTGCTGAACTTTGGCTAGTTAACGCTGCTATTTCATTAAGTACCGCTTGTGATAATTCGTTAGGTGATGGATATGGCATTATCTATTTCTCCGAAACTCTGCAATCGCGTATGTTGCGCCTAATATGCCAGCAAAAGTTATGCGGCCTTGCTTAGCTCCTGCTGAAAATGTCGGCGTGCTGTATGTCGCCGTACCGTCAGTTGATGCTATAACCTTAGTCGCGTCAATAGTTGAATCGCCAAGCCCAGGACCTAACCATATTCCGTCAATTGGAGACATAACAGGAACTATTGTGCCGCCCGTAGGTGTGACAGGTGTAGTTCCATCAGCAGCATAAAATACAATAGCAAAATCACCGCTGTTAAACTCCAAAGACTTGTCATGCAGCACCATCGAGCGCGTATAATAAACGCCGTTGGCAATAGGAATTAACGGAGACTTTGCCGTGTCGTTTGTTAGTACATTAAAAATCATTATTTATCTCCGCAATTATATGTTTATGTTTTATGCATTATAACACAATAGGCAAGTTAGGCCATATCATCAATAATTGATAGTTACAATCAATTAGACGTAGTGCGCAGGGTTGCTATTGTTATGCAACCAAAGAAACTAACCAAGGATTTACACATGAATATATTTTACTTAGATAATGACATCGACACAGCCGCAGAAATGCATTGTGATAAGCACGTTGTAAAAATGGTGCTAGAGTATGCGCAGCTACTATGTACAGCACACAGGGTTTGTGACGGCGTAGAATACACGGAGCTATCAAAGGCTAGCCGTAAGATTAAACGGTGGCGCTTGCCTTCTACCGATGACGATGTTTTATACAAAGCTGCTCACGTCAATCACCCTTGCTCAGTATGGTCTCGCCGCTCAGTGGCTAACTACAATACGCTGTACCAGTTGTTTACATCTCTTTTATCTCAATACACAGCACGCTACGGTAAGACTCATGCATGTGACACACGGCTTCGTGATGCACTAAAGTATAGCCCTATAAATATACCAGACATAGCTGGCAACTTACCACCCAACTGTGTTCCTGACCATCTAAAAAAGACTAGCCTTGTCGAGTCATACAGAAATTACTACAAAGTGGATAAAAAGTATTTCGCAGTGTGGAATAAATCAGTATCAGCGCCATCTTGGTTTACAGTTTAAAGCTTACGCTCGATTATGTCGGGCAATTCTTTACATCAAGCAATGAGGTGCTATAATTCAATAGTTGGTTAGGCGTGAGACCCTAGACGATAAGAAGGTTTTGGAAGTTTACCTGTAATAGTTAATTCTATTAGTCTCACCAGGTACTCTCCCAAAGCCTTTTTTTATGTCCAAATTTCATACCTAATCACCTTATAACAGGTGGGAATAAATATAACCGTGGCTGTTACAAGTATTAATCCGTTACCATTGAACTAGACAAAGCGGAAACTGCGAGAGTTGCTAGAGTTAATCCTAAAGCGTAAGCGATGTAATATTGGTAATTACTAACCATTGGATTAATAAAGGCGTGAGCATGTGGTGTTTAGGCAGGTATTAGCCTGTAGATGCTCAAGTTTATCATTCTAATAATGGATAAATATCTAAGTGGCTCCGTATTCCATGTTGGATAAAACCTAAGTTTGCT